GGTTTGATATACGAAAGAACCCTCAATGGATTCTACGATCCAATGGATTCGCGATTTCGGGTATGTTGACCCGGGCCATCCGGAAATACAACCTTCCAGTAAGGATACAGGGGGAATCATCGATATTCAGAATGAAATGGGATTGGGATACCGGCCCGGGACTCGCAACCGAATTCTGTCGTGTCATGGGACTCTACGGGGTTTTGATGCACCCCGGGGTAATTTATTCAAATACGGCATTGACTCCCGAAGACATGAAAAAGATTTCGGAAGCATCGATGCGGTCCGCTGAAGTTGTTCGGGAATCAATTCAATCAGGTGGATACAAGGATTTGCCGGTTGCCCCGTGTTTTCAATCGGGGACCAGACCACAGGGGGGATGATGTTTTCAACAAAGGGAATAAACTATAAAAAGATTGAGTGTCGAAGGTTTCGCGATGTCATTGACCTCAATAGTTGGCTCGGGGGATGCCCGTATGAAATTGAAATTATTAATATTCAAGATGTAAATTTCATGGAAGGCCGAATTCTTAATGTAAATTTCATGGAAGTCCGAATTCTTATGTACTACTACGGGCCGGAGGCAATGAAGGCGGAAGACAGGGATTACTAAAAAAAGGGGGGGGTGATGAAAGAAAAACTATTTTTGATCGGCGGCGGGATGATATTTTTCAGTACGATAGCTTTCCTTGCACTTGCTTTTATAGTGATTCTTCCTTGGGCGATAAACAGTTTTTTCGCGTGGGAACTTCTTGAATTTACGTTCCCCGGTCAACCTGATCCATACATTGACGGAAAACTATTAATGACCGAGACCGGACCCGTTTCTTATTTTTGGGAGGGCGTCCGAAGGCTCATTGTTGCTTCCGCCATGATAGGATTTGCAATTATGTTGTTTCCCGTATTAGAAGGGGCCTTTAATACAGATGCCGATCAGGCCGGAGAATAAAAACCGATATCCGAAGAATTGGAAATCCATTCGGGTCAAGATTTTAAAACGGGCCGGGGATCAATGTGAATGGTGTGATGCGAAGAATGGTTTCAATCATCCGAAGACCGGAAGCATGGTGGTTTTGACCATAGCACACCTTGACCATACCCCGGAGAACAGCGATCCGAACAACCTCCGGGCCCTATGTCAAAAATGCCACAACGGGCATGACGCGAAGACCCGGGCACGGGGAATCAAGGAACGGAAGCACCGGGATCAGATAAAATTATTCGGGGGAGAGTAAATAAAAGAAAAACTGTCCGTTTCTTTTGACGATGAAAAAGAGGGAGGAATAGAATGCTGGTTAAATTCAATCGGTATGGAATCCCAATTCAGGAAGAAAGCAGTTCTATCTGGATTGAATCCAATGACGTTGAGGCCATTCATTTACACACTCCGACCGGAGGGGACTCAACCCATATACGGATGAGACGCGGAAACATATATTGGGTGGTTGAACCTGTGGAGGTTGCGGTTGAAAGAATCCATTGGGCCAATGAAATCAAGGTTCCGAGTTTAAAGCCGGAAGGGATGGAATGCTTATCGTTGACTGAAAAATCTTAAAATGGGGGATTTAAAAAGAATGGATGACGTATGAAGAAAACCCCACTCATCAATCGAAAAGGCTCGTTGATTACCTGCTTGAAGGAGTGTGCGTTTTGCGGGAAACGATCTAATATTACGCACTTGGAATTCTATGCCTGTGTCGGGTATGAAAAGGAAGGAAGCAATTTCCGATGGTCATTGGATTCGCCCGGACATCCCCATCCCAACTTCAAGGAACTTTATAAAAGACCGGGATTCACGCCAATGGGTAGGCCGTACCCGAACTTGATTGCATTGGTATCCCATGCCGGGTGTGGTCCCGAAACCGGATACGCGATATCAATCAAAGCGTTAAGGAAGGAAGGGATAAGGGCTTGGTATGATCATCTGAAGGGAAAGACGTGGTTTTTTGACGGCAGAGTCCGGGACGCTTTATGGGATATTCGGCTTTTATATTTTCCATTAGAAGCGAAACTGGAAAAAAATCAACTACCGACATTTCAAATACCACGGGAATCAACATCAATCAAAACAGGGGGATCAATCATGTCACAGAACAGAGTCAGGTTTTATCAAAATGATGATGACAATGGCCCGTGGTGTGTTGAGACGACCCACACAGGCGTTGATGACTTTCTACAGGAGGTCTCAAAGGGATTGTCGGGGATTATTCATGGCGGGGAAGAAAAGGAAGATGTGTCGATTATTCATGAAGGGACAAAAGATACCGAAGGCATTCTTTCGGCCTTACTGCCGAAGATTTTTGAAATCGGAACAAAGTTGAAAGGTTACAAAGCTGATGTCACGGTGGAACAGGTTACGAGGGCCGGGGTTCTTCCCCCAACAATGAACAATATGGTATGGCCTGTCGTTGGGGAACCAATGGAAGCTGTCAAAACAAATGGGGATTAAGTACGGGTGGTTTCCCGGGTGGGTGATGGTCTGGTTATTTTTATAGCCCCTTGTCAAGGGAAATGTCAACCAATATTTGATTAAACGAACAAAATGGAGTAGGGTTTTATCCACAAACGGGGAGGAAGAACAATGCCGGAAAGCTTGGAAATCGGATCAAAGGTCACATTTGACGGGGTTGAGTACACCGTCATCGTCGGAGTGGTAACAACGGACGGGCTGGGAAAGAAACTGGTCATTGAATGTCTCGATCATGAATCCGCGATGGTTAAAGAACTTCAGGACAAAGAACACCGTAAGGTTCGGGAGGACATCTTTTCATTGAATAAACAATAACCTATGGCGACAAAGAAGAAAAATCCAAAGGATAAGAAAAAGGTCGGTCGTAAGCATAAGTCCTTAAAACAACGGCTTGAGAAGAGGACCTTTGACTATGATGCGATCAGTCGTATGGCTGAAGAAGGGATGACGGATGCCCAAATCGCCAATGTGGTCGGGGTTAAGCGGAAGGATACGATTGCCGACTGGAGAAGGGAAGACCCTGAATTTGCCGATGCCCTTAAAAAAGGGAAGGAAATATCAGACAGTCGGGTTGTAAAATCCCTTTATAAACGGACACAAGGATATGAATATGAGGAAGTGACGACGGAGGTTTCGGATATTTTGAATGTGGATGGAACATCCACCGGCCTTCGGAATCGATCGGTTAAGAGGGTGAAGAAACAGCTTGCCCCGGATACAACCGCTTGTATCTTTTGGTTAAAGAACCGACAGACAGTGGATTGGCGGGATCGACACGAACACACAGGTGGGGATGGTGGCCCGGTCAAATTCTTGGTAGAATATGAGCCTGAGCGTAAAACCCCAAAAAAATGAATACATAATCAAGCTCAAGCGACCACATCGTAAACAAGAGGGGTTTGTTTGTGATGTGGTTAAAAGGAAGGTTGTCCGGGCCGGTCGTCGTGGAGGGAAGACCACCGGTACCGGGATTCTCGCCGTCAAGGAGTTCCTTAAAGGGAAGCGGGTGTTATACGCGGCCCCGACGGTTGATCAGGTCGGTCGGTTTTGGACCGAGGTCACGACCGCCCTCGCGGACCCCATTGAACGTGGGATCATTAAGAAAAATGAATCGACTCACACCCTTGAAATCCCGGGGACTGAGATCAGAATTAAGGCGAAGACCGCATGGAATGCGGATTCCCTCCGGGGCGATTATGCCGATGTTCTGATCCTTGACGAATGGCAGTTGATGAATGAAGACGCATGGGAACTGGTTGGAGTTCCGATGCTCTTGGATAATAACGGGGATGCCATTTTTATCTATACCCCGCCCTCCCTACAGTCACGATCGGTCACAAAGGCCCGCGACCCCCGACATGCATCAAAGCTGTTTAAAAAGGCACAGAAGGACACCACGGGGCGTTGGAAGACCTATCACTTTACCTCCCATGATAACCCTCACCTGTCCAGAATGGCCCTCGAAGAAATCACCTTGGACATGTCGAAGTTATCCTACCGGATGGAAATCAATGCTGAAGACGTTGACGAAGCACCGGGGGCCCTGTGGCATATCAGTTGGCTTGATCGGGACCGGGTAACAGAAGTCCCGGAAATGGAACGGATTGTGATAGCGGTTGATCCCTCCGGGAACAAAGGGGAATCGGGACTTGATGATTGCGGGATCGGGGCGATGGGTCGTGGATTTAATCAGGAAGGATATTTTCTGGAAGATGCAACCACTAAGGGAACCCCGAAGGTATGGGCAACGAAGACGGTTGATTTGTTCCGGAAATGGAAGGCCGATGCGATTATCGCGGAGAAGAATTTCGGCGGGGAAATGGTTCGGACCGTGATTCATTCCATTGATTCGAATGTCCCGGTTCGGTTGGTGTCCGCGTCCCGGGGTAAGACCATCCGTGCGGAACCGATTAGTGTCCTATCTGAAAACAGACGCATTCATCTCGCTGGGGACCATCCAAAACTCGAAGATGAATTGACGATGTGGGTTCAGGGGAATGCTTCCCCGAACCGTCTGGATATGTTCGTTTGGGGCTTCACCGAACTATTCCCGACACAGGCCCGACTTGAAATGTTCGGGGGCGGTGGGAAGAATGGTGAGCCGGGAACCAAGGAGATCAACGGTCAGGTGATTGATTCAGGAATCGCCGAAGAAATAAGACAACAAGGGGTTCACTTCCCGGGGGGATGACGCGATGGGCTACATGCGACATAATGCGATAATTGTTTCGAGTTCCATTGACGATCTGTTCTATGAAGCTCATAAAAAGGCGACAGAAATTTTTCCTTGGGTGTCACCCATATCCCCATTAGCAATGAATGGGGTTAGATCGTTCTTCATCCCTCCGGACGGATCAAAGGAAGGGTGGAATGATAGTAACGAAGGGGATGAGAGAAGGGAGGCATTTAAGGAATTTCTTAATTCCAAGCGATGGGATGACGGATCAACATCACTCGATTGGGTCGAAATTCAGTATGGCGATGATCAAAAACAAACATTGATTGTGGATCATTCTGATTCTATTTAAAGATGAAATCAACGATCCAAAAACACTGCAATTCCTGCGGGTTAAGACTCGTATCCCGGAAAACCGATAAGGTTGAACGGATCACCGGGGAAAGCGTATGGGAGAAATACTGTACAAACGTGAAATGTCCGAAGATTTGTGATATAAGGGGGCATCTTCTTAAGGGCTTTTTGATGTTCAAACGGTGTTCCCGATGTGGGGTCAGTCCTGAATTAGGAGTGGTGAAACAATGACCTTCGCTTCAAAAGACGATCCATATCGGGACAAAAAAAAATATCACATGGTCCATCTATTGGGGTCAGATGGTTCAGTATCGGCACTATGCTTCAAGAAACCACGGCCTATTAATTTGAAAGTATCCGGGTGGACAAATCAGAAAAAAGATGTGACGTGTTTATCCTGTGTCCGGCTATTAATAAAAGCCGGTAGTGATTAATGTTCGGGAGGGTTGAACGATGACAAAATTTCAACGGGTCAAACTGGCATTTAAACTTGCACTCGGAACGCTCAAACAGTCCGATGTCGGATCAAGTCCTATGATGGGCGGATTGATCAGCGGGAAGCAGGGAAGTTTTCCAACCCGGAATACTGAATCCCTGTTACATAGTTTCAACGTATCCCCGTGGGTTCGGGCCTGTGCGAGCCGGGTCGCGGATTCAATGGCTTCCGTTCAATGGCGATTATTTGTGGCCCGTAACCCGAAGTCCGGGACATTACGCCGATCCCGGGAAGTTCAGCATATTCAACGGGCTGTTGGGGTTGAGAACCGCCGGAATGTGATGACCCGGGCGATGAAGGAATCGGACCTTACCGAAGTCACCAGTCATCTTTTCCTCGATGTTATCGGTCAGGCGAATCCTGAAATGACCGGTATCGAACTCCGATGGCTGGCGAGTACATGGCAGGACCTTGTCGGGGATGCTTTCTTTTTGAAGGAACGGAACGGGGCCGGGGCACCTTCCGCCCTGTGGCCCATCCCCCCGCATTGGATCATGGAAACACCATCCCCTTCAAAGCCGGTGTACCGGATATCCTATCGGTCATGGCATCAGTTGATTCCAGAAAGTGATATCCTGTGGCTTAAATACATGAATCCCGTCAACCCCTACAGTCGTGGAAGCGGGGTGGCCCGGTCATTGGAGGATGAAATATCAACTGACGAAATGGCTGGCAAGATGACCCTCGCGTTCTTCCGAAATAATGCACGGCCCGATATTTTGGTTATGCCCAAAGAAGATGGGACGATTGGAGAATCGGAGAGGGACCGTCTTCAAAACTGGTGGACTGAACAACTTCAGGGATACTGGAGGCACTTCAAGCCCCTGTTTATGACCCGATCGATGGATGTAAAACTCATCGAACATAAATTCCGGGACATGCAACTCAACGAACTCCGGGAAGCCCAATCGAATACGATCATGCAGGTTTGGGGAATTCCTCCCGAAATATTGGGTCGGTTGGAAAGTTCAAATCGGGCAACAGCGGGACGTGCGGAAGAAATCTTTGCGAAGTACGTCTTGATCCCCCGGCTGGAACGACAACGTGAATCCCTCCAACATTTTCTGAATATGGAATACGATAACCGGTTGATCCTGACCTATGATTCCCCGTCCCCGAGTGATAAGAAACACAACCTCGATGTGTTCAAGTCACAACCGAATGCCTTCCTCTTGAATGAATGGCGTGATCTTGCCGGTGAATCCCCGATGGATGAACTTGAAGGGAAGTTCGGAAGCGGTAAAACAGATCAGGTTATTGGGGAACCGGATGACCCGGAAGTGGATGACGACGATGACGATGACAAAAAACAACTTCAACTTGAAAATCTATCCGATAAGGAAATCAAAGAACTTCACGGCCTGATTGAAAAGACAGAGGCCAAGAAAACGGAGGTTATCCGATGAACAGAGAAAACGTCTATGATGGAATGAGTGTTACGGGCAAACGTGGAAGCGGGGTACTTGTTCGTAACGTGAATGGATGGGATGTTAAACTGAACGACGGTACTGTGATGCAGTCGATTGATTTCAACGAATGGGAACCGGCTCCGAAGAAAGAGGTCCGGAGGGGTGTTGACCCGGGGAAACGGTTCGGGTAATAAAATTGGGACGGGAGATAACCACAAGGTCATTAACCACGACGGATGTGGAAAGTCCGAAATGTTACCGAATGGTACTCGGCTCCTGTTTTGGACGACTCCCCATCCCATGAACAAAGAAACCGCCAAGCCTAAAACATAATGTAATAGGATTTTTTGGATGAACCAAAAGAAAGCAAAACGACTACGCCGACAAGCCCTTGACGAAGCGGGGCCGACCCGGACGGTATTTCAAAACGTCAAACGGTTCTTATCGGTAGCCCGGGATGATGGTAAGATATATGCCGACGGTCAGATTTCCGTCAATCATGTAAAACACACCGGGCAAAAGAAACGGTACAAGGAATTGAAACGTGGGGCATAGTCCGGAGGAATGCACTTGTGAGTGGCGAAGGTGATCCGTGGCATATGAGTTACTGAAAAAAATGGGGGGGGGATGACAAATGAATCGTAATCAGGTATTAGAATCTTACCGCAACAGCCGGATATCCACCGCGAAGGCGATCAAGATGCTTTTCGGGTTGGGATATGACGGTCCGGAAATCGGTACGATGATCAACGAAGTTCGGGGTTCTGAATTCAAGCTTCACCCAATCGACATGGCCGGGCTTCACCGGTATCGGGATTATGAAGAAGCGTATATCCCCCACACGGCAACACGTCGAATCAAAGACCCGATAAAGGTGGAATCATGAAACTCCCATCCCTTATTTCACTCGAAGCTGAAATGACCCGCCGGGGACTCGATGTCAAGGCAATCCCGGTTGAAGATGATGTGGACCTCCCGGAGGTCATCGCGGTTGCGGATCGCAAGGAAGGAACGCTTCGTCGTCAATTCCTTGATGCGATTAAAACGATAAAGGCTGAATTCCCGGTTGATGAAGTCGCCCGGGCCATACCTGCCGGGATGCACGGTCAGATCATTGATCGATACTTCGGGTCCGCTTTTACAAATCATCTGCTTATCCCAATGACGGAAACCCTTTTGGAAACCTACTTAAAGGGGGCCACGATCGGGGCCAAGGAACTCGAACCGTTGGGGATCGGTGTCCGGTCGAGTACTGATAGTGCTTGGAAGAAACAACCCGAAGTCACGATTCAATTCAACCTTGTCAATGGGGATGCGGTAGCATGGGCGGAGAAGAACGCCGGGATCAGGGTCACGGAACTGACGGAGGCTCAAAAACTCGCGGTGTCTGTGGTCGTCACCGAATCCCTTGCCGGGGGTTTAACGGTGACCCAAACAGCCGAAACGATCAAGGACTTCATCGGCCTTCACTCCCGTCAAATCGCCACGCTTGAGAAATACCGGCAATCCCTTATCGATGCCGGGGTTGCCCCGGAAGTTGTGGCACGACGGGTTTCCTTGAGGGCCAAAGGGATGTTGGCCCACCGGTCGCGGATGATAGCCCGAACGGAGATTGTGAATGCCGCCAATTCCGGTCAGCGTGGATTATGGGAGCAGGCATCCCAGCAGGGGTTGATTGACAAGAAAAAAACCCTGAAGGTGTGGGTCACCACCCGGGACGACCTCGCGGAAGTTCATTGTCTTGAACTCCACGAAGTCGGGGTCCATTTGAATGAACAGTTTCAATCGGCGATCGGGGATGTAGACGGGCCGACGTTACATCCCGGATGTCGATGCGGTCTGAAATT